TTTTAATTCAGCTGATTCTTTTTCTAATAATTCTATTTGAAGAGGGTGTTTACTCGGGTCATATAATTCCCAATTTTCATATGGGGGTAAATTAATTCCTCCATTTCCAACTCTTCCTGTTTTTTGAAAATTTGTATAATTATTTCTTTGGTCAGTAATTTTTGCTACAAATCGTCTATTCCCCCAAACTATAGGAAACCATATATTATTACTTTGGGGGGGGACGGGGAATGATTTTACAGTTTCTTCAACGTATGTTTTAACTTTATTATATTCTTCTGTTAATGCTAACCATTCTGGGGATTTAGTGTTATCATATTGTTTAGGATTATTAATGGGTCCTCCAATTTTATATCGTATTTTATTTTTTGCAGCTTTAAATTGTGTTTCTAGTTTAAATAATTCATACTCTAGTAATTTTTTATCATAAAAATATGTCCCCCTTGGGATTGGATACTCCATTTGAGAAGTTTGACTACCAACCCATCCATCTTCAGGAACTAAAAGTTGTCCTTTACTATTTCTCCCATTAACTAATCCATGATAACGTTGAAGTTTTATTATTTGTTCTTTAGTAATTTTATTAAATGGAAAGTCTTTAACATATGTAGTATTATTGTTAAAATCCTCAAACGTTATTTTTTGAAAATCTTGATTAACTCCAATATTAAGGTCTGTATCAAGCCTTATACCTTTTTGTTTTAAATAATTTATATATTGAACAATCCCACCCCTATTAGCATATTTATCAGAATATTCAAAATCTTCCTCATATATTCCAACATTATATTTATAATTAACTATTGTTTTCTTATCTGAAGCATATATTGGTGTAAATAAATTTGAGATACTTGTTGGGTCATTATTTCTTGTAAACTTTAAAAGATCAACACCTGTTTTGGATGCTTTACTAAGATCTCTTGTACTACCTGAATCTGGTAAAATTAAATATTTTTTAACATCTAAATCAGTTGCAATTTTATCTGGGGATACATAGTAAGGTATAAATAGACGAAGAGACGAAGAGAAATTTTGGGGTAAATATTCCATAATTTATAGTGTAAAGTTACGTTTTGATAGTAATTCACAATTTTCAGAAGAAGTTCCTAACGAACTTTCTAGTGATTCTAAACTACCTATTAATTTAACTGCAGCTGTGTTTATGGTAGGAAGATTTAAAGGAGTAGCTTCAACACCCTCTCCATTATATGCGTTAGTTGTTTCTGCTGTTACTAAAACTTCTGCTAAAGTTTTTAAGGATTGTACTAAACTTCTTAATAAAATTACAGTTGAATTACCTAACATTAATGGTTCAGTTAAAGACTCTTCACCTAAAAATATTTTAGGTGTTACAATTACTACCTTCCCATCATTACTTGTATCAATATTTACTGACTTTTTAGCATTTAAGTTAATAGACTTAGCAGCAGTAAGTAATAAATGATCTCTATATGCATTAAAAGTTAATCTACCTGAGTTGAGTACGATTTGGGGTTCATTATATAATTTAGGAATAATTGGAGTTTGGTCTATAGATCCTGAGTAACTTGTGTATTCTAAATTTGATATTTCTAATGGTATTTGTTGGGTGCTTGTTAAGTAAATAGAAGATATATTATCATTTATATCTTCAGTAATAGGAATCCACCCTTCTTCCGTTTGTTTTCCTTGTCCATTCCTTATTATAGTAATAGGATCTCCATTATCCCCAACGTTTGACCATTCATTGGGGGTATTACTAACAGTACTACCTAAACGTATTGAATTCCCCCATCTACCTTCTTGAATAACATCTCCTTCAAATGGTAATAAAGGGTGAATATTTGTTTTTTCATTAAATGTATTACCTAAAAATATTTCAGTTGATTGATCTGTAACTCTTCTAACACTACCTTCTGTAGTTTCTCTATAATCTTTTTTTTGAGATGGAGGAGGATTGTTTGGATTTACAGGGTATGCATTGTGATGTGGGTGATTCCATAAACTAACAATATTAATATAATATTCCTTTTGAGATACATTTGTTTTACCTATATCTGTGTTAGGAAGGGAAATTAAATATACTATTTCATTTATTAATGGGTAGTTTTTTAAACTTGAATTAATTGGTGAGGCAATAGGTAGTATAATTTTTTTATCTATGGGTCTTAAAAGTGGACTTGTTACTAATTCATATTCTATAGTACCTAAAGCATTCCATCCACCTAATTCATTAAATCTTTTATGATTTTCATCTAATATAATGTCAATTACTCTAACTGCAACAATTAAATTCTCTAAAGAATTAGCAGTATTAGTGTTAAAGTTATTTTTTATATATGAATTATCAGAAAAACCAAAATTTACCATTTATTTCTCGTTTAATTTATTTATGTCGTTCAATAGTTGGGCTTTTTCTTCTTCCGAAATTGAATAACCTTCTCCGCTACCAGCAGAATTACTAGTAGTTAAACAACGTTGAATAATGGTAGCCATTTTGATTAGTTGTTCGTCGTTTTTAACACCTATCTCTAAGTATTCTTTAAGTAAAGGAACAACTAATGTAGCGTCACCTATACTTTCTACCATAGGTTTTAATTCATCTATTAAAGAGGAAATTTGCTTTTCTTTTTTCTTTTGGTTATTATAAATTTCTTGGAATAAATCTTTAAGTTTTTTACCACCAAAAATGTCAGAATCTAAATTATTACTCATGATTTTATGATAAATATGTAAATATTAAAATTTTATAATTCCTGTTTCCAGATAATGTATGTATGATTTTTTATATATTTCATATAATCTATCTGCTATTTTAGTTATTTTTGGTGTTTTAATATCTATCATTTCTCGTATATAGATATATAATGCTTTTTTATTAAATACATCTAAACTTTCTCGCTTTCTAAACAATTCAAGAATAGCATCTGCTATTTTAGCATCAATTTCTTTAGGAAATAAAGTATATATATTATTAGTACAATGTTCTACGTACATATCTATGAATAATGAAATTCTATCATTATTAGGTAATTTATCTGAAGGTGAATTATTTTCTTCTACTGTATATGAATGTGAACCATCCTCTTCTATAGTAGATACTGGAGTTGAATTAACTCGTTTTTTATAATTTACATCATTATATGTAATTAACCAACGTTTAACAATTGTTCCAAAATATGAATATGCCTTGGCACCATTAGAAGGATCAAATCTATGTATTTTAGATAGTAAAAATATGATTACTTCATGTTGTAAGTCTTCTATATTTTCTACTTCAGTATAGTAGAATTTAAATGTATGTATGATATTTTGAGTTAATTTAAAAAAAGCATAATGAATTTTTTCATTATATATTTTACTTTTTTCAGCAAAATCAGTACTAGTGTTGTAAGCTACAATAGCATTTTCAGTTTCCTGAGTGAAATAATTTTTTGACATAATTTAGTTTACCTTGAAATTATTTAGTTGTTCTTGTAAAAATTTTACTTGTTTAAAAAAGTATCCTACTTCATCATCACTTTCAAAAGAACCTTTTGAGTCTATTTCTTTTAATTTTTTATCTGAGAAATCAATAGTTGTGGATAAATTAGTCATATACGCTTCATATGATTTAATTACGTCTTCACATTTTTCATTTTTCTTAAGTAAATTATAAGTAGTAAATCCTAATACTATTATAATAATTGCTAGTAATATTATTGTTATTATCATATTTGTTTTGGTTAAAAAAAGGCTGTAAAATTAATTACAACCTTTATATTTTATAAATTAATATTTAGTCTTTAAAAAATCCATCCATTACGTTCTTTAAGCCTTGGCTTTGGATATTACCTAATGCTTTAGTTTTAATGGCTACTTTTTTGACTGGTTGCTTATCATTTAATGTACGATCTCCTTTTGTAGTAGACACGTTACCTTTAAATTTAGGAAACCATTCTCTTTCAAATTCAATTCTAGCAGCTAAAAAGTCAGCCTGATGTATAATATGAACTAATGAAGTACGTACTTTAGTTTCTGGAGCCCAAGACATTAAATATGGTTTATTAGCATCATCATATAATCCATCATGTAATCTAATCGCTAACCATTCGTTTTTAGTATAATCTATGTCATGCTCTTTTAATAAGAATAAACCACGATCTGGTACTGACATGAATTCTAATTTATTATTGAAGGTATAATCTTCACCTAATTTATCTTTACGCCATTGATCAGTCTGAGGGATATATGATTCATTTTCTTCATCACCCATTTTACCTAAATCATGATTCATGGCTGAGAATACTAATTCCTCAATTGTGTAATTTTGATCTACCCCAAAGTTAGCCCATACTGAATTTATACTAATAGCAGCATCTATAACACGATTTACATGTTCTATATAACCACCTGGAAATGCATTATGATATTCCTTCTTATGTGATGCCGGCATTAACATAATACGTTCAGAGTATTTTTCGTAAAATGCTTTTAATTTAGACGCTCTAGGTTCTGAAATGTAAGTATCTATATAACCTATAAATTGATCCCAGTTGTCTTGGATTTGTTCTGCTGTTAGCTTCATAACTTTTATTTTTAATGTTAAACTCTATTTAATTCATGTCCTGCTAAAGGTTCAGATTCAATGTATAATTTTAATTGACTAATCTGTTCTTGAATGTTAAATAGTACTTCATCATACTGTTCTCTATTACCTTGTCTTAAGGCAAAATTTAATTTAGTTAGATTAGATTCTAATCCATCTAGTTTTTTCAACGTTGCTTCCCTGTTTCTCATATATTTATTTTGTTTTTATTTCTTATTCTTAAAACCTGTTTTCCTTAAAACCCGTAATTGAAATATACGTTTACAAAATCTAGTCGCCAAGTTTAAATTTAAATTCTTTTATCTTATTTTCAATCCCTTTTAATAATGCACACCGCTCATATTCCTCTAATTCTTCAAAAAATCTTAAAGCGAAATCAATGTTTTTAAGAAATTCTTCTGAGGATTTATCTCGTATGCATTCTATGTGAAATTGGTTTTCTAAATTAATGTTTTTAATGTATTCCCACGCTTTTTCAAACATAAGATGTTCACCTGCTTTTTCAACTTCTTCTATATTCAGTTCAGGAGAGATATGTTTAAATATTTTAATTGTGTGTTGTTTAAAAAATAAATGATTACCTATTAATTTATTGAACCCACCTATCCAAAACAATGGATGATCAGAAAAGTCAATAAGTAAGGATGTATCATCATACTCATCATCTTGTGAATTATTAAATAAATTAAATATATTATTTATATCCATAGTACTTTAATGTAAAAAAATGCTCCATATTCTTTTAATATAAATACGGAGCAAATTTTTAATTGGTACTTACTAGTTATTTAGTACTAACAGTAACAGTACTTGCAGTTATTGTATCTACTTCTAAACAACTTATAGTATCTACTACACAAATTGTGTCCATAACTGGGGTCGCTTCTTTAGTTTCGGTTGGTGTACTACATGATGCTAATGCAACTGCTAATAAAATTGTAATCTTTTTCATTTGGTTTTTGTTTTTTTATTTGTTTTTAATTAATATAAATATAAATATAGTAATACTCACGTTTAATTATGATTACTACCTAAGAATTTTACAGCTTCCATAGCTTTATCTAAAGATATATCAAAAAATTCACGTTGATTGTTAGGTCTAAATTCTTTTAAATGTCGATGTATTTCACTTTCTAACTCCATTCCGTTAGAACACCTAAATATATATTCCAATTTAAATGGAGTAGGTACACCTGTTGCTTTTGAAAGATCTTTTATCCTAATTCCTATTTCTTTACGAGTATATCCTATCTTCAACAATCCAGGATACGTAGGATTAGATAACACATATATTAATTCATCTCCAAAACCATCATTTGGTACTGATTTTTTAGGTCGTTTAGTAAAATATTTTACATCTTCCCAACCTTTAGAAGCTGGATAATTTGGATGTACTGAAGGAGATAACGTATAAAAATGAGCTAAACTGTTTCTAAAATCGTCTTCTGTAGGTATATAATTATGTGACTCTTCTACTGTTATTCTTTTAAGTGGCTTAAATCGCTTGTCCATAATTTTTATTTTAATAAGTTTTTATGAAATTCATTTAATGAACCTGATCCTTTAGTATTAATTCTATCTAACACATCATCAACATCAAAATTAGATTCAAATACCAAATTAATAATGTTAATAGCTTTTTGTCTTTGAGAAACAAATCCTGGGAAACACTCATCAAGAATTTCTTTTTCTAAATCACTTAAATCATTTTCTTTGTCTAAACTTGATAATAACTCATCTAAATTATCCATTTCAAATATTTCATTAATAATATTAGTTACTTTAAATTTAACACCTACTTCTTTTAATCTTCTAGTAGAAGTAATTAAATCTTTTCTATTTATAAAAAGTATAGCCTCAACAGGTGAAATTTCAATTTCAATAACGTCGCCAGTCATGTCATTATTAAATTCTGGCATGTCATGTTCAATTTTATCTAATTGTTCTTCTGTATTTGAAGATACCATACGTACAATAGTATATGGATTTAAACTATTTGCTACTAATTCATCTAACTTTTTCATAACCTTTATTTTTTTAATTATGGTTAAATATACGTTTAAAGACTGTGTAATCCTAACAAAGAAAGCCAATCTTTCGATTGGCTCCATTGTTAATATGTGTTGTTAATTATTTAGCGCCTGTTGGATTAGGATTAGTAGTTTTAGGAGCAGCTGATTCGCCTTCAAAAGCTAATTCACCATTTTTACCAATAACAAATTTACCCATATAAGAATATCCTTTAGCTCTTTCTAACCATTTAGCTTTATTTTTAGATTGATCTGTTTTAGCTTTAGCATTTACTTCATCAAATGACTTTTCAGCAGCTTCTTTATCTTTTTTAGAAGATATACCTAATGTTTGTTTAAAGATATCACCTATCTTACCTTCTTCCATATCAGCTTCACTTAACTCATTTTCAGCAATAATACGTTTAATTTCTTTAATTGCTAATTTTTTTTTATTAGCTTTTCCTTCATTTAATACTTCACCAATACATTCATTGATTAAAGATTGTAATTCAGTTCTTTTCATTTATTTTGTAGTTTAAATATGTTTTAATTTTATTATAAATATATGCGAAAATAAGACAAGCGCAAGGTTAAATCTCTTTCTTTCTCCTATTTTTGTACTCTGTACGGGAATTGAACCCGTGTTTTGTCCGTGAAAGGGACACGTCCTAACCCCTAGACGAACGGAGCAATTTACTACATATATACTATTTTAATATATGAATTACCTTTTAATAACCCAATTTTACTTATATAAGTATATATTTTTGTCGATACCGAAAGATCTTATAAGAGAATTTTTTTGTAGTTACGTGGGGTTTACATAAGGGGTATTTCTGAAATAACATGTTGTGCTTTTTGTTGGGTGGTGTTGGGTATATAAGTATATATGCATCGGGGTGTAAAGGTTATAGTATTGGAATTGGTACGTCCATACACTTTTAATCGGTACGCCCCGCGTATATGGATACTAACGCGCATGGGCCTATATTATAAAGTCGTACGGCCGTATATATACACGATCCCTACAGACCCCCTCCCCCAGGCTCTAGTCTCTAGAACCCAAATCCATCCTCATCCACACACGTGTTTTCCATGATAAAGCGCTCTACACACTCCTCATCACTCACGTGGTCTGGGACATTTAGGTTCTCACGTATTGCCTCTAGTTGTGCCTGGTTGATATTGATTGTTATTGTCATGTTGCTTTTTATTTATATGGTTTATGTTGATTGGTTTATGTCCTTTATTTAATGGTGTCTTTATGGTTAATACAATTACCCTTATGAGTCAATACAGTAGCACCCTCCCAGGCACCGTAAATATACTCACACCCATCTACAGTCACTATACTTACTGGTCCATACCCATTAGCAATAATATATTTAGTGCTTTTAGTCTCTACATTACTCTTATTACAACTAGATAATACAAACAACATACACACAGCAGTTATTATATACAGTATTGCTAGTTTTAATTTTAATTTTTCGTTTCTAGTGAAGTTACTCATATGTATTTGGTTTTAATTGGTTGATTAAATATACGATTCATTACCTAATACTCCTAACACCCCCTCAATATTGCCTGATCCATATCAGCAGCCGAATATCCATCTTTATTTGGCTCATTATATGCCTCCAACTTACGGTCAATTAAATCAGCAATCACTTTATATCGATTACTATCTAATCCATCTAACGCTTGTTCTAACATATAGATAAGTCTATTGTTATCCGGACCACCTAAAGGGCAGGTCATTAGTAATACTAATTGATTAGCCATATTAATCATTTCTACTGCTGTAGTAGGTGTTTTAATGTTTCTAGTTAATGTGTGTCTCATGTTTATTTCGTTTTAATTGGTTAATTAAATATACGTTCCTGAGTGATATAAGCATTATTACACTTTATCTTTCCAAGTCGGATGTAAGTACCAATACTCCCTATTCAGGTCAATGATTTTATATCCACCGTCGTTTGGTTCCTGGACGTATACAATGCCCTTTTTCTGTAACGAACCTAACACACCTCTGACCTGGTAAATGGCCATCCCCTCAGACACTAAGTCACTGGAGTCCATATCACTAAATCCCGGTTCAGCATATAAACCGTTTATAAGTGTAGTTAATACCTTTTGCTCTAATATTGTTAAATCTAAGTTTTCCATGATTATATAGTTTTTATTGGTTAATTATTTATCCTCTATATCCATCCACCCTACTATACTTCCTAATCCTGTACATACAGCAGCCGTATAAATAATCTCTGCTTTACCCACCGGCTCCCAATTACAATCAATAGCCTTAACTAGACACTTAATTTCTCCAACTATAATTAATCCTATAATTAAACCTAATATTATTATCTTTTTCATATTATTTATTTTTAAATTACCTAAATATACATTATATTATTTGGTAGTCAGGACAGGATTCGAACCTGTAAATCGTTAACACTCGTTCTACTCACCAGTGTTATTCATCTCATATTCCCTACACCTAATGTAGTTAGCAAGGCTGTGTTTTGAGATTACTTGGCTTGCGTCTACCATTACGCAATACCTGACTAATATTTCTAATCCCGTACCTTAAACTCACCCATATATAAATCACCATCAATAAATGCCGGCTCATATTCTTTATGGTCAGCCATCATATCATCTGTCTCATAAAACGTACTGTAGTCTGCTAGTTCAAGCTCGTGACAGATACAAACCACCATTGCTTCGTCTCCATGTACCGGGTGCTCTACTAATTCAATTACCTGACCTAATGTGTTAGTTAATTTGTCATACACTGTAGGATTTAATGACATTAATTTTTTGTAGTTTAACATGG